GAGGACCCGCAGGCGACCGGCTGGGAGCCTCAGCAGATCCTTGAATACGAGCGGGCCTACAATGACCGTTTCTCGGGGCAGACCCAGGAGCGGATGAGGGCTGCTGTCCCGCCGCCAGGTTACAGGCCGGTGTTCGCCCCGGAGACCGCTGAGCGGTATAAGGCGGACTATGACCTGCATTTGATCAAGCTGGCGGCTATGCATTTCGGGATCACCGCCAGCGAGCTGGGTTTCCAGGAGACCGGGAACTTGGGCAGTTCCGGGTATCATGAGGGCCAGGAAGATATTCTTTACCGGAAGGTCCGGCTGCCTGATATCCGGTATGCTTCCCGGCTGATCACGAAACTGAGCCGACAGTTTTTGAACGCCCCTGGCGCGCTGGAGTTCCAGTTTTTGGGCCTTGAGGAAGAAGATGAGGCGTCCGCCGACAAGGTGGACAATGACCGGGTTGCTTCTGGCCGGATGACGATTAACGAGGCCAGGTCTAGGCAGAATCTTCCGCCGTTCGGTTTCTCTGAGGCCGATGAGCCGATGCTGCAAACACAGCGCGGTGTTGTGTTCTTGCGGGATTCTGGGAAGGTTGCCCCGGCTGGGACGCTGATTGAACCGGCGTCTGAGGCTGGCGACATGGACACCCGGACTTCACCCGGCACACCGGCCCAGAACGAGGCCACCGCTAACCAGAACCCGGCTAAGACTGGCAACCAGGGGTCGAGCACGATCACTGCGGCTAAGCCGAACGCTCAGAAAGAGATCGACGCTTTCGGCCGGTGGGCATCTAAGCCTAACCGTTCCCGTCCGTTTCAGTTCGAGTATCTGACCGTGGAGCTGGCTAAGGAACTGGCACCGGATCTGATTTACGACGATCGGGTGATCCTCAAGGCTGAGACTGCACCCACAGACGGCAGTGATGCCGACCCAAAAGCACAGACCAGCCCGACCAGTGGCCCGCGTGGGAACGTGACCTTGAACTGGTCGCCCTACTCTCCCCTGCCCTAGTCGCTGCGCTACTGGGTGGCGTGGCTATCGGCCCATTGGTGGCCGCGTGGCTCGCTGCACGGGGCGCTGGCGACGTTGGGGACACCGTTGAATGGCTGTACGCCTACGGTGTCTCTGCCGCCCTCGTGGACGCTCTGGCGGCGCTGCTAGAGCGCATCTGGATCGAGGGCTGGCAGCTCGGGGAGGACGCTGCCCGGCAGATTCTTAGCTTGAGTTCGAGTCTGCCCGGGCAGGCGTTGGAGGACTTGCTCCGCCAGCTCGGATACGAGTGGGTTGCACAGATCGCCCGCACCTTGATACAGGGGATCGCGGAGATCCTTGCTAAGGGCGGGACACAGGCTGAGCTTGAGGCAGCGATTCAAGCTTTCCTGTCAAACCTTGACAACGCTAAGCGGATCGTCCAGACGGAACTGACGAGGGCGATCAATGCGGCCGCTACGGCGTTCTACCGGATGGCGAAGATCCGTCTTGTCCGGTGGCTCACTGAGCATGACGCCCGTGTCTGCCCCGCGTGTGATGAGAACGAAGCGGCCGGGCCTTGGCCGTTGGGGCATCCGTTCCCCGCTGGCGCACTATTCCCGCCGCAGCACCCTCGCTGTCGCTGCGCTCTGATTCCTGCCTAGGTACAAGTAAAACGCCCTTTTAGTTGTACCTACATAGTTCACTTACAACAGGAGTTGTACCCTTTGGCCGCTATCCCGGAAGTGAACATTAACGTTCACGTCACCTACGATGACCCCCCGGCTTGGAACGGTGAGGGTGTCGCCGGTCAGGTCGTCAAGTCTGACGCCACCCGGCGCTACACGCTAACGGTCGCTTACCCGGCTAACAGCCCGGACGTTTCGGTAGCCAGGGACGGGCACAAGGATTTCGCTGGCGTGGCTGCGGTTGAGGATGCGGCCTGGGACTACATGGTGAAGTCGCGGAACATCGGCTTGTGGCACGCGGACGGCACCGACGGTGCCGGTGAAGTGGTCGAGTCCTACATTTACCGTGGCCCTGACTGGGCTATCACTGCGGCCGACGGTAGCGAGCAGGTCATTAAGGCCGGTGACTGGCTGCTCGGTGTCCGGTGGAACGAGTCCAC